ACGTACGAAAAGGCAATAATATATACGTACGACCTTTAAGTATATCGCAAACCGTGCAGGCTAATTACATTCGTAAGCCTGTCGATCCGCACTGGGGGTATGTTTCTGTAGGAGGTGATCCTGTTTACAACTCTGCCACTACTACTAATTTTGAAATATCTGAGGAGGATGAAACAGAGTTAATCATTAAGATATGTAAGTATGCTGGACTAAGTATACGAGAAGCTGAAGTTGTTCAATTAACTACACAGCAAGAGCAAGTAGAGTATATGAAGGAAAATCCTGTTCAGTAAAAAGCAAGAATTTAAAATTTATAACCTATGCCAATAATTGGATCATACATAGATCAACGGGAATACTACCAGAATAATGGTAATAATCCTCAAGATGAAAACTGGGGGACGTATCAGTATGTTCTACTAAAAGACATCATAAACAACTTTATGCTGACTTATGTTGGTGATGACAAGGTTATCAATAAGGCTGATAGAAATGAAGTTGTTTTTCATGCCAAGCGTGGCTTGCAAGAATTACATTACGATGCATTGCGAGAGATTCGTGGGTTTGAGGCTGAATTACCTGACAATTTAAAAATGCACTTGCCACACGATTTTGTAAGTGCAGTTAAGGTGGCTTATGTGGGAGAAGATGGTACGGCACGAATGATTCCAGAGAACTTCAATACATCTACGCCTATTAGCTATTTACAGGACAATACAGCGCAGAAAAATATCCTTATGGATAACAACGACAATGCGCTAACCGGAACCCCTGTAATCGAAACTAATTGGAGAAGTCAGCATTCTGGAAGAACTGTTGTTGAGCCTGATACAAATTTGCTTGGCAAACGTTTTGGTTTAGATACTGCTACTGCTAATCACAACGGTAGTTATCGTTTAGACAAAGACCAGGGATTCATTTTGTTTAGTTCAGATTTATCTGGAAAGCAAATTATCATTGAATATGTATCTGATGGTCTTTACGCCTTGTCTGATGGAGACATAAAGATTCATAAATTAGCAGAGAATTATATGTATGACTATCTTGTGTCTAGTATATTAAAACAGAAGTTTGGGGTACAAGAATACATTGTTGCTAGAGCTAAAAAGCAAGCTTCAGCATCATTACGCAACACAAAGATTAGATTGAACTCTATTAAACTAGGCGAACTTACTCAGATTCTACGAGGACGAGATAAGTGGATAAAGTAGTATGAAAATTAAAAACGTATTTTCAGCGGGCAAAATGAATAAAGATGTCGATGAGCGTCTTATTCAGAAAGGCGAATTCATTGAAGGCTATAATATTCGTGTGCTCAACACTAGTGGCTCTGATGCTGGCGCAATAGAAAACGAAAAGGGTAATTTACAGCTTACTAATATTCCTGCCACGAGTAGTCCAGTATGTATTGGAGCGGTTTCAGATGACGCTGAAGAAAAAATTTATTGGTTTGTCGTTAACTCACTAGGGCATTCTTTCATATATGAATATGATGTAGTAAATAGAATGACTGTAACTGTTTTAGCTGACATAAGGCCATCAGCGACTCAGGTTTTAAACTTTAATTCTGGTTATAAAATTACAGGAGCAAATGTAATTTACAACACATCGAAAAAAGAAAAGCTGTTATTATTTACCGATGGATTGAATAGTCCTAAAATGGTAAACATTAATAGAGCAAAAACCTATGGTACAAATGGCTTTGATGAAGATGATATTAGCTTATATAAAAAGCCACCAAGATTTGCCCCTAATATTTCTCCATTTCAAACAGCAAATGAATCCGAAAACTCAGTAAGAGAGAAATTTTTTTCATTTGCATATCGATATAGATACTTAGATGGCGGTTATTCTGCCCCATCTTCTTTCACGTATTTTCAATTTAGCCCAAAACAATTCGAGTTGGAGTGGGCTGAGATGAAAAATGTTGGAATGGAAAATATTTTTAATGGGTACAATATACAGTATAATACTGGAGACCATAGAGTTACGGATATACAGCTTTTATTTAAGTATCCTACAGAAACAACATTGTTTTTAATAGACAACATTAACAAGAAGGAAACGGGTTTACCAAACAATTCTACAGAGACTTATGAGTTTGTCAATAAAAAAATATATAAAACTTTGCCTCCGGATGAGGTATTCAGGTTATTTGATGATGTTCCCTTAACGGCAAAGGCTCAGGATTTCATTGATGATAGATTGATATTTGGTAATACGTCATCGCAATATGACCTTTTAAAAAATGCTGAGGATGAAGCAAAAATAAAAATAGATTACAATGTTAATTACACATCAAGCAGCATTGTTGACAACACTATTATTGGCTTTATTGTTCCTGGCAGTGAAGAGGAAATAAGGTTTAATCTTGATGGGTATCAATTAAAAAAGGGTGCGTTAATTACCTTTTATATAAACTTGTTTTCTAATGAAGTTACTGTTGGCCCAGATACTTATTGGGGCGGCACAGCTGAAATTCAATCTGCATTTGTGTTGTCTCAAAATTATGGCTCAGTAATAGATATGGTTGCTTCTACAGAGTTTGTTAATTGTTTAAATTCTTTAACAAACATATTTGAGTCGGTAGTGCAGACAACAAGTCCTCCTGATACAGATTTAGTAACCTATGGTAGTTTTACTTTACTTCCAGGGACAACAAACACGACGTTTAAATTATCTGCCCCTGGCATTGACCATCGCGTAGATAACACGCCATTAGATCCTAACGACAGTGATTTTACCACTCTAACCGAACAATTTTTATTTGAAGATTCATCTTTTTTATCATACAATCAATTTTCAAGCAATCGTTCTTTAAAAAGTAACCGCTCTTATGAGGTTGGAATTGTATATTTGGATGAGTATGGCCGACACTCTAGTGTATTGCTTCCTTACAGCAATGTTAATAGCGAGCGATCTGAAGTTTTTATTCCAATTGCAAACTCAGTCGATATAAACAAGCTCCAAATTCAAGTAAATAATCCAGCTCCTTACTGGGCTGATCGATATATATTTTTTGTTAAAACCAATAAAGCTTTGCATTATAATCTTTATGGTACTATTATTTATGAAGATGGATTGGATCGATATGTATTACTTGAAGGATGTAATAATGGCAAGGTAGAAAAAGGACAAACTCTTATCGTTAAATCCGATAATGATGGGCCTATTTTTGATGAAGTAAAAGTAACTGTTCTTGAGGTTGTTACTAAGACGGCTGCAGACTCCGAAACCGCAGGAGATGGGTGGATTCCTGGAAATCAAGATTTTAATGGAAATCCATTAAATGAATCGCCAGGAGTATACATGAAGATACGTGTCAACAACTTTAAAATGGATTACGACCCATCTAACTTTATTACATATAAAGAGTCGTTAGGGGTTGGTTTTGGAGCAGAAAGCGATCCTATGACGTTTATGTTGATTGCTCCACAAAATAGAAATCATTCTCAAAGCGGAGGCACTGGGACAACTGATTTTGGTCTTCTTCAATTAAAAGACCCAACTCTTACGGAGCCACAAGTTTATGTTGATCAAACTTTGTATGCTGGGTCGAAAATAAAATTTAAGTTTACTTACAGCGAAAGCGATGGTAATCCATCTTATAGTTTTGAAAAGGAGTGGTATGTCAATAATACTTACACAACAGACCCAGGAACAAAGCATGCTTTAGAAAAGTTTTTTGATGCCGAAACGAACGGTTATGCAAAAACTGTAATTGGGTCTGGACCATCAATTTTCTATCCAAACATATCGGTATTTGCACCTTTTCAAAACATGGTGCAGTATAGATTTGTTAGTGCACAGACCACTGCTAAGCATTTTGATTTTCAGATATTCTATGAGCCTCATGAAGCGCGATGGAATGTGCGTGTTATAACCAACGAAGGAGTAGCTTTATTAGAATCAGGAACCATAAGAGCAAGAGTTGATATTTATGTAAATCCAGGAACTGTTATTTTTGAGACTGATCCAATTGAGGTAGACGACGATGTTTATTGGGAGACTGAAGAGACTTTTGAAATTTCAGGCGGATATCATTTGGGCAATGTTCAAGATCAAGACGCAAATAATAGCGCAATTGTTTCTTTGGATTTTGGAAATTGTTTTTCATTTGGCAATGGCGTTGAAAGTGTTCGGGTTTTTGATGACAGATTTAAACCTGAGTATGATATAAAAAGCCGTCCAAATATTTCTATTGTTGAGGGTTACGAAAAAAGGCTCGACAAAAACCGTTTAGTATATAGTGGCCCATTTAGCGAAGAAACAGGCTACAACACTCTTAATGAGTTTAATACGTCAAGAGGTATATCAAAATATCTTGACGTAAAGTATGGTGGTATTCAAAAAATATTTGCTCGTGAACGAGACTTAATAGTATTTCAAGAAGACCGAGTTTCAAAAGTTTTATTTGAAAAAAATATATTGACAAGTCCAGATGGAACTGGAAGCATAACTCAAATAGAAAAGGTTCTTGGACAAGATGTGCCTTATGCGGG